GATGATGCCATTGGTCGTCGCAACAAAAATCGCCTGGAAGCGCAGCGCCCAGTATTTCGCGACGCGCGAGGCGATCGACCCCATGGGATCCGCACCAGCCAAGTCTGCCGCAAGGTCAGCCGCAGACCAAGATTGGTTGCGAGAGATGCGCACCGCAATTTCTGTAGAAGTGCCCGTCTTCTTCGGAACGGAATCTTTGCGGTTGGCATCTGTGGGGGTGCCACCCTGGTAAGATGCGATGATGCTGTCCGCAGGATCGTCTGTCGGAATGTTTTCCTCTTCATTGTCGAGGTCCTTAAACGACGGAACATCAACCGTGAGCCCGCCACCAGACAAAAAGTTCGAGAGGATAGGGTTCACAGTCGTCGCGCCAGATTGGATCAGCCGAGACTTTTCCTCAGTCAGCTGCTGCACATAGGGCGTGAAGATCTCAGGGACGACAAGGTCTGTGATTTGTGTGAGCGGGCCAGTTGCCATTTTGCACCTCCAGGATTAAATGATTAAGGACTAAAAGACACCTGAGCGCCATGGCCAGCTGTTGAAGGCACACCATGTGGGCCTTGCAAGAACAACTGTACTATGCCAGAAAGCAGATGGAAAGGCAAAAAATGCCTTTACCCCGAAAAATTATTCAACCTATCGTTTTTTCGGCGGCCTGGTCTTACCTAAAGTCGTCCCGGCGGCTTCGGCCATGGCTTTTGCGCGCTCTTGGCCGTGTTCTTTCAGGAACGCGCCTTGCGCAGTAAGATTCCACCCTTCTGCGGACCATGGGTTAGATTTCCCAGAAACGGAAGAAGAGCTACGCGCCCCACCACCAACAGACAAAGGCCACCAGTGAGGACGCTTTTGCGCCATATCAGAAAGCCAAACCTTAGGTGGCAAGCCCGGCGAGACACCCCCGGCATCTTTGGTGACGACAGACCCATCTTCCGCGACTGTGAAAAGCGCCCTTGCGTAGAGCAAAACATCTTCTTGGGCTTCTGGAATCACTTTTGCTTCTGCCATTGCTTTGCGCATCTCGTCAGAGATTGTGCGAGAAACCTTCTCTTCACGCAGGTTTTGGACTTCAGCGAGGGCTTCTTCGAGCTTCTTTGCATTTTCATCCGCTTTGCGCTGCACAGGCCCGAGGGCCATTTTTATAGCACCTTCAGCACGCTTAGAAGCCGCAGCTTCAATCGCAGCCTCATCAAACTTGCCTTCTGAAGCGGCTTCTAGTGCGGGGAGCTTGTCCAGCTTTTGCATAACTTCTTCATGCTTCAAATCCCCCCACACAGAAAGCCTCTCTTTAGTGGCCTTATGGGCCAGGCGCTCTTCATTAAGAGACTTTGTAAGCGTGTCTATGTCGGCTTGTGTCTTCACGCCAGCAATGCCAACGAGGCGAACGGTCCCATTAACATCGGAATAAAGAGATCTGAACTCTTCTGGAACTTCTTCAATCGAATCATATGTTGATTTAAGCATGGTTTGCCTTTCTGCCATCCAATTCTTTATCGGCAGGATTGCCAATAAGTGCAGGAATCTTATATTGCAGAGAAACCCCAGTCAAGCTAAAAAGCATCTGGATTAAGCCCTGCAGCGATAAATGCGGAGCGATGCATGTCGGCCAATTCTGCTAGGGTTATTTGCTTTCCGGTTGGCCTCACCATCTGGTCCAACTTTAATCCACCTTTGCGATAAAGTTTAGCACGGTTCGGGCCAAGGACGCTGTCTTGAAAAGCATTTGTCTGCTTAGATAAGAACTCATCATATGTCACGCGTGCATCTACAATTTGCGTCAACTCGCGAATGCGCTGCCGAGAATATGCATCGAACTTTCCCTTATGGCCTAGAGGCAGGTCTGCTCTGGTCTTCGCTTTTATATTGTTTAGATTGTTGTATTCTTTGAGGAATTGCTTCTGATTAAAAGGCTTTGCAGGGCGTGTGCCGATGGCTTCATTCCCTAACAAAGCAACCCTAACAGACCTGCAAGAGAAGTGCAAAGGCGGCTTAGGCCCTACACCAATGGGGAACTTCTTGCCGTCCAGCGACCGACAAATTGGTGTAGTGCGGGAATCTAAAGTTGCAACATACAACTCTTCGCTGAAGAGGCCCTGGTTCTGCAAGAAAAACTCTTCTCTAACGCTGTTCGCAACGCTCAATACCGCAGTCCTTACAATTGAGGCGGCTTGATGCCTTGAGGTTTGTGTTATTCCGTCTTTTCTTTTCAAGATCTGCGTCCCTAAAACACGACTCACAATGCGAGGGGTTGGCTCGCCTTGGAGGATGCCGATCTTGATCTGACTCGTTATCCGGCGAATGTCTGCTGCAGAGACATCATCAAACCACTGCTTAAGTATGCGCCCTCTAAAAGGTTTAGACAGTGCAATTGTGCGCAATAGTTCCGCAGAAGGAACAACAAAGTCGACGATTACAGGGGCGGCTGTGGTATACGATTTCGCAAGAAAGTCCGCTTCAGCTTTTGAGACAGACAAAAGTTCTTCTCGCACGACCCAAAAGGCTTCAGACCACTTCTTCGCTCGTATTGAAGCGATTGTCTTTTCAATCTTCTTGAGCCGAGCGACGATGGTGGGTGTGAAGCGGCCAGAATAATTTACTAAATGCTTTTCTATTGCTGCACGGATGTCCGCTTCTGTCTCTAAAAGGATTTTGTTCACCTTGCCCGCGACAGATTCCGAAAAAGAAGACAGGCCAACTTGCTGGCGAATTATCGCATATAGCAAAGCTTTGTTAGCGGTGACCCTCATCTAAGCATCGTCTTCCCTGGGCCTGGAGCCATCGCTGGATGCTGTAGGAGTGTCCGCCTGGGGGGTAGCCCCAGAAGCGTCTTCGTTGTCTCCTACGGCCATATTTTGGGGCAAGATCTGCGCTTCTTCTTCGATCTTTTCAACTTCTTCTTCAAAATCATAGATCGTGAGGCCTTGTTCTTTCATAAGGTCATGAACAGATTGCAAGGAAATCGGCGCCCCAAGCCCTTTCGCCGTCATTATCTTCACAAGGTTATCGCCGGACAGCTCCGAAGAAGTGAAGTCTGTATTCGGGACAACGCGCACCTTTTCTGGGTCAAGGTCCATCCACTTAGCAATATGGCGCAAAGCATTTTGTAGACCAAAGGCCCCGGCCAACGCAACCTCATTCAGTGTAGCAGTCTTAGCCGCAATACGGATGCGGAGGGCTTCACCAGATTCACGCGATGAAGGACCACCGTCCAACATTTTAGCGCCACGGGCCGTAGCGGAGTTGTAGAGATTTTCGAGCGCGACGCGCTGCTCGGGAAGGCCAGTAGAACTCACGCCGATGAACTTTGCGTCTGCGCCTGTAGGCAACGAGATAACGCCATTCGCGCCGACATGCTTCCGGGAATCTGCAGCGTCTGTTGTGGTGCCTATAATCACGAGAGTGTCTTGGCCTTGGAGGAATAGCGATTGTCGATAATCGGCTTCGCTCCGGTATATAAGCATCGCCAAGCGTGCCAGGCCGATTAGGGGAGGTTCTTCTGGCTTGGCCGCTATGTCTCGGGAATTCACGAATGTGAACGGGATCTCATTGAGTTGCCGACCGATGAGCCTGGGTGCTATGAGCTTTTCTTCTGAAAAATCTTCATCTGTGTAAACGCCGAAGCGGTAAGTGGCCTCACCAACATATTCATTTTCAGACAAGTCGCCTAGAACAAGCACGCGATAGCGATCTTTTTTGGTCCATGTGAAATCCGCGTCGCGGACCATGCCAGACTCATCCAATACGACGAGGTTGAGGTGCTCGCGGCCTAGGGTAGCGGTTGCGGTGTCCCAATTTTTGATGGCTTCGGCCCTGTACAAGGCGATGTAAGGGAGCTCACCAACTTTAATGCCAGAATCAAAATCGACGAGGAGCCCTAAACGGCCAGCAATTATCTGTTGCTCATTAATTCTGCGCAGCAGCATTGCGAGGGACTCGCCATTGTCTGTCGCTCTTTCGATCAAGCCGGACATCTTATCCGGAAGTTGGAATTCGGGCGGGTGGTTGTGCATGACCCCTAGCATGGCATGAACGGCTTCGACCACGATGTCGGGGAAGTACGACCTCATCTTGTAGGCATCGTACATAGCAGCCCCAGCCCCACCGACTTGCATGCCGTTCATTATCATGCTAGAAGTGGCGGGCAGATAGGCGATGCCTTTGTCTTTTACAGCCTTTTCGCCTTTGTAGGTGTCCCGCATCAAAGACCAACTGCCGAACAGGTCTGTGTATTCAGGGTGAACAGAACTTAAAGACATCAATACATCCCCACAGAAGTGCCGAATTGCACCACATTGCCGACTTGCCTTACGCGGTACCGGGCTTCATCGGCGATGTGGTCTTCTGCGGTTGAGTCTATATCATCTGGATCTTTATCGCTACGGGGCAAAACGGGGACTGTACGAATAAACTGGTCGCAATTATCAAAAACAAAAAGCCCAGGCTTTTCGCGCCCTGCGGCGGAAGGTTGCGCATTGCTCATCATCTTGCGCATCATCTCCCACCCAGTCTTGCGCGATCCAGACGACTTGTCCGCACGCAGCCACTCCGTGCCCGGCACAACAACCCCCGAAGAGAGCCGAACCCTAGACGCCATATCCAAAGCGATCGACACACCATTAACAACATCAAAGATCGAAGTGTCCGCCGGGCCAGAAAAGATCCTCCGCCCAGGGAATAAAGCCCTTTCGCGTTCTATAATTCCCTTAGAAACATCAACGGCAAGCATCTTAAGGCCACGGTTTGGCTCGCCTGTCCACCCGTACCATTCTTGAATGCGGAAGAGGTCCCCCCGAACTGTTGAGCGGCGAACGCCGTCTGCCCCGACGTAGTCGGAGCCGTCTGATTCCGCCCACCAGCCCACAGAAAACGGCGCAGAAGACCCCCAGTCAAAAGACCTATCAATCCGCCATGTCTTAGGAACATTGAAGCGGGGAACAATGTTGTAGCGTGCGTCCCATACATCATCAAACATGCCGCCAGAAACAATGTCCCATGAGCCTTCTAACCAAGCCGCAAGCTCAGCCGGATTGCGCGCAGATTCTTTAATCTGGGCGATGTAGCGTGGCTGCGCTTTTAGGAGAATTTGGTTTTCATAGATTGTTCCTTTAATTGTGACGCGCATTAAGTGCTCACGGACGACTTGACCCGTCTTAGGGTCTTCGAATTCATACGCCCGGCGGCGAATTATGCCATCTTTCGCGGGCAGCTCAAAGTAGAACTTCACGGCATTGTGGCCGGGGCCATAAGGGTTGGTGGTGGCGCGGATTTTGCGGGGGACAGAAGGGTTAGAAGATCTGCAACACGACATCATGCGCTTATAGCCAGTAAGGTCTGGCCAGTTTGTGAGCTCGTCCCAGCCGATAAAGGGATATTCATGGCCGTGGAAGTTCCAATAATCATCTTCACGATTGAATTGTTGCAAGAAGAGCGTTTCTCCTCCGGCGAAGGTCCAGCATTTGTCTGTGTTGTTCCATCGCGCTGAGGGGAACGCACGCGGGAACCACCGCTTAGACTTCGAAATGAGATCGCGGAGCTGCTTATATGTCTGGCGGAAGATTATGCCTGTCCATTCGGACCCGTACCCCTGGCCTACATGTTGGGCATAGTCCATTAGGATTGTATCGGTCTTGCCGGGGCCCCGCGTGCCATGGTAGAGGATTTCGAAGATGTGAGGATGGCTCAATACGAGCACTTGCGAGCCTGGTTGAGGCTGCCAAGAGACTTCCCCATCATAGGGGCAGCTATCAATCACTTTCGGCCTTAGCTGTAGGGTCTTGGGAGACCGTTTCTTCAGCGTCTTCGACGGGCAATAGCTCTTCGCCGGGGTTTACGGGCCTTGGGACGAGTATGACGCCGCCGGAATGTTCGACGGATTGCTTTTCCACCCAGCCGAACTTTGTCTTTAGGGCGAATTGGACGGAAGATTCCTTGCCTTGCTGCACGAGATTGCGGAGGGCCGCTACCGCTTCGATCCCGAATATCTGCTTTCCATATTCGAGTTCGGCGCGGTAGTGCTTGCGCAAGGAATCTTCCCCGATGTGGAGCAGAGAAGCGATGGTGGCTCTTGGCACGCCGAGAACGATAGCCGTTATGACAAAGTCGCGCTCTTCGTCCGTGGGCTTTATGCCATGGCGCTTTTCGGTGTCTGGGCGGTTTGGGAACTCGGGCGGGGGAGCGCTTTCCAAGATGTTCTTTATATTAACAATGCGAGAGCGCTTCTCAACGCGCTCTTTATCGCAGCACTGTATCAGCCCCATCGGCTTCTTCTTGTTCTTCTGGCCGGGCTTGCGTCCGGGCTTTGAAGGTGTTTTGCGATGGGCTTCGGTTTTCGGGGGCAGGGCGGGGGGTGTTTTGTCTTCCATGTCGGAAATATACCTCGTCGGAAAATGGATGGAAAGGGGAAGGGCAATTTTACGTTTTGTGGGGCGAGGGGATTTGGTCACAGTATCGGATATCGGAATTTTCGCTAGAATCCAAAACTTTTGGAATTTGCTTCCGGCGGCGGGGCGATTTACCCTTACTATTTACCTTCTATATTATATATATTATTATTTAAAATAAGAAAAGTGATCTCAGGGTAGAAGGAGAAGGAGAGCGTAAAATCGCTGGAGCCCCGAAGTAAATTCCAAAAGTTTTGGATTCTAGCGAAAATTCCGATATCCGATACTGTTTTGGTTTTCGCCCAGAAAGTGCTATTCTCTCCCTCTCTGGAGGGACTTGCTTGTGCGCCCTAATGCAGAAGGTTAGGTTGGCCATTTAAGCCATAGGCAAAAAAGCCTACTCGAACGCTCTGTAGAAATAATTCTGATAATCATTTTTCGGCTTGAAAATCCGATACCGCACTCTTGTTATTTTTTTGGGCTCTTCTGGTGTAAATCAGAGATTATTAGAATTATTTTTACAGTGATTATTGAAACTCTTCTCGAAGGTGTTCGAAAAGGCCCATCTCTTCTATTTCGCAAGGAATGTTTTGATAATACAAGAATTTTTGATTATCAGAATTCGA